CCCTCTAACCGGTAAATAAAAGTCCTCCGTTAGATTTTGCATATTATATTTTAAGTTATAATCGCCGGTATCTTTATTTACAAAGGGAACCTTCTTCATTTTATTCACAATCTTCTGCATATAGTTATCCACTTCTTGCGGTGGTATATTACCTATATCAATCTTAAATACCCTCTTTTCAGGTGCTCTCATAATTCTATGGATTAGCATCGCATCTTCCATTAGGGATAATTGCTTCCAAATCCTTCTACCACCTTCAATCATAGATTTACCGTATGGGAGAAAGTTAGTGTCCGATAATAAACGGAAGTGAGCCATTTCATAGTTCTCCCATTCAAGTTTACCAGTTCTATCCTGCTCTACCTTAAACTTTACAGAGTTTGCATTGTTAGGGTCTCCTCCCTCAACTCTTTCACTATAATATACCGATTGTGGTATTACATTTATAACTCCCTTACCTTCTGCAATTTCCAGTCCTAAAAAGAAGTCACCATACTTTACCATGTTTCTTGTCCAAGGCCAGAGATTAAATTCAATATTTATAATATCATAGAATAGGTTATGTAGTATTTCTCTTACATTTTCATTTGATGAGCGGATTTGTAATACATCACCAAACTCATTTTTAGTTGTACTCTCATCCGCATATATATCCAATGCAGAAGAAATGATTGGGTCATTATCCATTGCATCATAATCTCTAAATAGTTCTTTACGAACCTGATGATACGCCATCGATTGAGCACCTGCATGCGTTTCGTAAAAAGAGCGTTGTAGTTTGGTATATCTATCTTTTAGTTGTAAAAGGTTTGTGTTTGTTTGACGTTCCTCAACATCTACAACCTTTCGGTTACCTTCCTTATCAATCCTTACGATTGCAGTTGTTGAAAATAATTTCTTTAATCTACCAAAAAAGTTTCTATCAGTTTCTTCTGCCATTTTTTTTATTCTTTAATTTTTATAACCAATTTCGTATCCCCCTTACCTATTCTATGGAAAGTTTCTTTAGGTATCTGTAACACCATTCCCTCTTTCAATTCTAATGGTAAATGATTATCCATTTGAAACTTCCAACCATTTCCACTTACCACTTCAACTACTCTATCCTTTTTATCTCTATGCCAAACTAATTCACTAACATCTATATTAGCATCAAACTCTCTTATTATATATTCACTCTTTATACTTTCAGTATACGCTTTCATTACCAATAAGTATTCATATTATCACTACCACCCAGTGCTTTCCAATAGCGTGGGAGATTACAACTCCAATAACCTGCTTTAGTTTTATCTTTTTTACTTTTACAATCGTGTCTATTTGCAAATTCCTTTCTCGCTTCCGGGTCATCTATCTTTGCACTTAATCCGCCTTTAACATCCCCAAAGTTTACTTTTACTACATTTCCCTTATCGTTGTTTACATACACTTTGTATTTCTTTGGACCCGAACTTCTTTTTGGTTTATTGAGTTCAACATCTTTACCTTGATATTCAGCTTCGTTTATCTGTATTGGTATATCCAACATTACCAACTTACCTTCATATAAACCCAATTTTCCAATATCGGTTTTCATTAACCATCTATCAGTTGAAGAACTTATTTCTAACAACCCCTTATTATATAATTTTCTCGCTTCATTGAAAAGACGAAAATAGTTTTTACTACCAAATCTATATACATTCTCATACAAAGGAGTTTTATTAGTTATATGCCAATTCAATCCTTCACTTATACGAACCCTTTTATTTTCAGTAAGTAATCTCATAGTTATTTAGGTTATACTATAAATATAAAAAAACTTAAAACTACAACCATTTTGTTAAATCTTCAATACTATCACCCACTTTCATTTTCCAAGGGTTCTCATCCATCTCAACTCCACCATACATTCCATCGTATATTGAAGTGTTCGATCCTATACCACCTAATGCGTGTTTAGTTAGATTTATACCCTGCTGTCTCAATCTCAATGCGGTATCCCTAACCCACAATCCAATTCCAAACGCCATTACCAAGTCATCATTATATCCTCTCATTGCTTCTGCTCTACCATTTATGAATATAAATGTAAATAGTTCATCTATCAATCGTATAGAACGAATTATAACAGTCCTTTCTCTAAAGTATTCATCTAATTTGGATATAATTAAAGGACGTGTTTTAGATGTAGTTGAAAATCCTGCAACCAATCCCCTTTCTTCTGCTCTGTATTTATTAGTTATTTGATGCTCAACATCTACATACTTCAAGTCCTTACTCATATAGAATAAGTTTTTATATCCCCTATCTATCACCTGTTGAATTACTGCCCAACCAATGTTTGCGTTTTCAATTATTAGGAGAGCATCATTGTATTCTGTGGATATTGATACTAAAAAGTTTCCAAAATCTCTCGTTTCCAACTTACCTCTGTATTCTGCTACCTGAGTTGCAGTATCTACATCAATGACATGAGCAGTTGAAAAGTCAGCTCCATCACCTCTTGCAACGTCAGCTACAACCATATATGATTTTTGGAAGTCTGGATATTCCCACTTCCATAAGTTTCCATCTATGTATCCCTTTTCAACAGGCTCCTTACAATATGTTTCTTTATAGAATAACAATGTATCAGGATCAATTACAGTATCACCAGATGAAATAAATGAGCAATCACATTCTTGTGCTGCAATTTTAACCCCCAACAATTTACTTTGCTCATCTCTCCATTTTTGATCTCTCTCCGGATGTAATGTCCAATGAAGTGAAATTGGAACAAACGGATTTGTCATTTCTTCAGCACCTACCCAAGTTTTGTGAAACCAATTACCCACACCATTAGGAGTAGATAACGCAATACAACTACCACCAGTTGAAAGGGTAGATTGAGCAGATGCCCATATTTCATCAATATCATCAATGAATGCCGCTTCGTCAAAAATTAGTAGGGAGAGTGCTTCAGAACGCCCAGCATCTGGTGAAGAAGCAATTGCTTTAATTTGGGAACCATTTTTTAATCGTAGGGAAAGTTTATTATCTTCTAAACTCCCACCCTTTAACCAGGTAGGTAGAAGTTCATGCATTACCCTTACTTTGGTTACTAGGTTTTTAGCAACTTCCTGCTTTGTAGCAATAACCAACACATTAAAGTCTGAGTTGAATAACATTTTCCACAAAGAAAATCCAGCAGAAAGAGTTGATATACCAGTCTGTCTAGATTTTAGAATAATGTTAAATCTATTGTTTGATAATTCAGTTAAAGTTTTTTCTTGAAATTCATATAAGTGAAATGGAACTTTTCCTCTAACAGGATGTTGTATCATGCAATACTTTCGCATAAAATGTATAGGATCTTTTGAACACCTTACATATTCATCCGCTACAATTTCCTTTAATGATTTTTTTTGAATACTCATACTTTACACAATTGGAGGAGATACTAAATCGTAATTCTTATCCTTTAGCTTTTCCCAAGCTGCATCCCTAATTGAAATAATATCTTTTAACTCATCGTGTATTTTACTTATATCGGCATTTATTTCACCTTTAATTTCATCCACACTTTTTTCCATTTTCCATTTCTCAATACTACCATCCTCATTTACAATTTCGTATTCTTCTTTTACATCTCTTAATGCTTGATCTAATTGTAATAGGACTTCGTTTCCATGTGAAATCATATTTTGAGCCATTCTGTATTGTGAATACTCTATCCACAATCCATCTCCTTTAATTATAGCTTCTTTATCAACGAGGCAATCAACACAATATCCAGTCTTTTTAATTAACTTCTTATCAGTATAACCAAACTCAGTTTTAGAACAGGTTTCATTTTTACACTCCTTCTGTTTCTGCAACCAACTTCGGACTTCCTTCATTGTATCGGTTAGGTCTGATTGCTGAACTCTTCCATATGAGTGTTGCTCCCAAGTTACACCATCACCATCTGTCCAAACTTCGCCAACTTCTCTTTTTTTAGAACTCTCACCCTCATATCCAATTCTAGCATCAGTATCATATTCTTTACCATACAAAACCATATCTACCAACTTTCTACGAGTTGGGTGCATGAACTTTTTGTTAAACTCTTTTGCCATAAACTTTTCCGTTTATATATAAATATATATAAATTAGATTTTAGATATTTTACTTACCATCAAAAAATATCCCCAATAGTTGATTAAGAGGAGCGAATGCTCCAGTTAGTTTCATCGTATTTCCACCATAAACAAATACAATACCTTCATTAGGAACAATCTTATCAACTCCTCCCAAATCTTGCAATCTTTGCAATTCCAATTTCAATTTTTGTATCTGCTTTTCATCACCTTTAGCTTCAACATCCTTTATAGCGGCTTCTAACCTATCAACCATTGCTCTTTTTGCTTTATCCGGATTTACAGTTAGAACTGAACTCATAAATGATAGAACTTCTGCTCCCACTCCTAAAAATATTCTCTCAAACTTCATTAAGTTATCTTTACTTATTTTTGAGTGATCAGTTTTATCAATTCCTTCTGCCCAATTACGGATAGTTTCATCTTCGATATCTTTTAATCTAAATCCTTTATCCCCAAATGCCCATCTCTTAACTAATCCAATTTTTTGTTGAGCATCTAATCCTTTTGCATTTTTATCTATAAATTGTTCCCACCATTTTTGGTGATATTCAGCTACTCCTTGATTATCGTTCAATCCAAACTCACTTTGTAATTTAGAAATCATAGCAAAGTACTTAGGTTGGGATTTACTCAACTCTTTGTTCTTTGGTAGTTTTACAACAGGAGGTCCTTGTATAGTATATTTGGATTGAACATTTTGATTTATCTGTTTAATCATACCCGCTAATATCTTACCCGCATTCTGGTCTTCACCTATGATATTACCAGCCTCATCGTACTCAAATGTACCGTGAAATACTAATAATGCCTGTCCGTATGGTATAACATTTACTGATGATGGGTATATAACTTCCAAGTTCATAAACTTAGAACCACCACCGAATATCTTATCTTTTTGCTTTTGTGATAATTTATCAACCGCAACAGAAAGGTCTTTCATTGCAAAGTTGTATGCATCGGTTAATCCACCTCTACCACCAAACTTAGCAGCAACTGCGTTTATATCCATCGCACCTTTACCTTTATCCTTTAAGTGTGATTTGTTCCTAGCTGCTACCAATCTACCATTTACCCAACTAACTGCTAATGCCTGTCCATCGGTTTTTTCTCTCGTCAATTCCAATTCACCATTCAATGCCTTTTTAACAATATCCTTTAGTTGCCCAAAAGTTAAGTTAATATCGGTATCAAACGGATGGTTCATATGACCATACGCTCCACCTTCTGTAATCAATCCTTCTTTTACATCTTTCCAATTATCATCAGGATCATCCAATCCTTTCATAGGTGGAGCAGGTTGAATATGACTTGTCTTAAATCCAGCATATTCTTCTATCCCCTTATATGATACCTTTGGAAACTCACCCGCAGCTTTCAATAAATCCTTAATTCCTAGATCTACTTTTATAGTTTTTAACTTAAAGTTTTTATCCACATTATACAATGCTGCAACTCTGTGGTGACCATCCAAAATATATCCATCGTTTGATATGATAACAGGTTTTGCTAAGTTGGATTTTTCCACTCCCAATAAATCCTTTACCTTATCCACATTTATATCCTTTTGGGTCATTCCAATTTTAGATACATCTATTACTGATGGTGATACTGATACTCCTTTATCGTTTAGATACTTCACAAAATCTCCTATGTGTTTGGAACTAATTTGTGGCATATCTTTTCTACTCATACCCAATGATTTGGATAAGTATTTTATAGTATCTTCAGTTATGACTTCAAACTTTAATTCAGGTGATGGAGTCTTAAAATCATCCTTTCTCATTATTGTTTTTGCAATCGCCTTATTAGCCTGTTGCATAAATGGAATGTTGATTTTAGTTCTGTTATCCTTTGCAACTATTTCACCATATTTTTTAAGAAATTCCACAAACTCATTCTTTTTTCTTGCCAATCTCTTAAAAAATCCAGTAAGTTCTGCAGCTGATATTGGTTTACTATTTCGTGGATCAACTAATCTTTCTAAAAAGTGTCTTCCGGTTAATACAACATCAATAGGGTCTAATTGTTTATCTGCAAATTTATCAAGTTGTTGTAAATCAGCCATTGGTATTTCACTCAACAATCCTTCAAATTGTGGGTCTTTCATCAATTCAGCAATTACTTCATCGTATGCTTCATCAATCAATCTGTATTTTAATAGGGATTTTCCATTTACTGTCACTTCTCCCTTTTCGTTTTTACTTATATCCTTAACCACAATTTTTTTATTCTTAAACTTGCCACCTAAAACCGTATCACCCACATTCAATGGTATAGTAATATCTTCTTCTACTGCTTGGTAGTATTCACTTTCCTTATCCATTTTCTTTCTCAACTCATCTCTTTCCTTTTTCTTTTGAAGGAGTTGCTCTTTTGATGGGTAACCCATTGCCAAACCCATACCACTTTCCACAACAGTATTTTTTATTTTTTCTACACCAGCATCTTTCTTCATATTATCAGCATCTTTAATTGCCAAATCCTTAAATGATTTATCAAAATCTTTAACTAATTCATATCCCACTAATGCCATAGAACGAGTGATGTGAGTATACCATTCATCGTATGCTTCAATACCCGCTAAATCTTTTTCATTGGATGCATCATCGATAACTCCGGCAGGAAATGGTGAAACTACTGATGGTGGTCCTTTTGGATATATTGGATGTTCGTAATAATCCTCATACTTTTTATCCATTATCTGTTGGAAAATTGTGTATCCAATCTGCTCCGCTCTTACTTTTGATACAGCATTAAATGTATCATAGTTTGGAAAAAATAAATTAGGTCCATCATCTACTATCTTCCCATTATTAGTAGCAGGTCCCGCAGTTGATGTTGATATTTCACTTAAAATCCTATTTAAGTTTTCAGTAACCCATTCTTCGATAAACTCTTTTGGTATAAAAATCCTTTCATTAACTTTATCCAAATCCCAATACCTATCTTCTTTTTTCTTTACATTTTTAGATGTTACATTTTTCCATTTATCAACTTGATATGGTGCAACTTTGGATTTACTATCTTTAGCAGTTTTTGGAGCGGTAACTCCCTTTAACGCATAAGTAACTTTACGGAATTGAGACTCAGTATCTTTATTCTTACCCTTTCCTCTCATGTAATCGGATTTAGGTTTATCTAACTGAATGTATCCACCTTGCTTAAACCATATTTCTGGCTTAGCTCCATTCAGTATTCGTTTAGTACCATCCGCATAATATCCCACGTCAGGTTCACCCGAGTCAATTGAACTAGACTCATTTAAGGTATCTAACTTTTTAGTTATTAAATCAAATATATTTTTATCAAACTTTGGATACGCTTTATTAAAAAGTTGTTTTCTATCTTCCATCTCACCCTTTCCTAACCAATTTCTTACATCAGTTCCACTAATTGCGTTTGGTTGTGCAGGTGAAGCGTACACATATCCCTTATCTTTATATCCACTATCCAAATCTCCTTTGTATGGAGTAAAATACTTACCACCTAATCTCTGCTCATCCTTTTCACCAACTACAGTAATAAATGCAGTTGTAGTTTCATCATAGTTTTTTAGGATTTCCATTGGAGCATAAGGATTTTTAACCAAAACTATTTTATTTGGAGATATTCCAAACATTTTAGTCATAATGGTTTTCTTTTCCTTAAAATTAAATGGAGATTTTTGATTATCTGTTTTATCGGAGGTTCCAATATAAACATTATCTTTTCCGAACTTTTTAACTAAATGTTCGTAAGTTGCGTAATGCCCTTTATGAAATGGTTGAAATCTACCTGAATATACTACAACATAATTTGTAATATTTTCAATTTCTTTTAATAATTCTTCAACTAAGTATTTTCCTAAATTATTCATTTATTGAATGAGTATGTCTCTATACCCTATAAATATAAAAAGAATTGGAATTTATGATTTTTCCAATTCTTTTAGATTTTAGTGCTAACTATTTATTATCGCTGATTTGCTTCAGGCTGATATTGGATAGTTCCTTCTTGTAGGTTAATTCTACCACCTGGATACTTTTCTTGAAGCTTATCAATTTTCTTCTTCAAAGAATTATTGTTATCTTTGAACTCTTGCTCCAATTCACCTCTTAGAGTTTCCAATCTGGTAAGTTCCTCGTGCAGTTCTTGCTTTCTTACATGAAGCTCACCCAATCCAGTTAAAGTGTTAGCAATTGATTGGTTGAATTCTTTAAGTTCATTCAAAATATTTTCGTCCAACTTAACAGTTTCGATTTCAATTGAATTTTTTACAGGTACATTTTCTAGTGACATATTATTTTTTTTTAGTTTGTATATAAATATATAATTTTTTAATTTTTCAAATGAGAGGCGGTAGTATCCGGCTTTTTAGCGTGTCATACTTAAATATGACTGGGCATCACACAATCGGTTTTATTAGTTGTTGGCTTCAACTACCTTTTCTCATTTTCTTAGAACAAATATACGAAAGTATTTTTGTAATTCCAAGTCTTTTTTACTTTTTTTTTAATAAATCCCTACTCCTCTTTTTTGTATAACAACGGATGCGGCTTTATTTGCAAAAACTATGGATTTATCAACATCTTCAGTTTCGATGTATTCTTTGGTAAATCCTGCTACAAAGGTATCACCTGCACCACATATATCCACCACTTCTACATTTTCGGCAGGATACCTAACGCCTTTATGGATTGTACCATCCTTATCAAATGTAATTAGTAGTTTATCCACCAACCATTGGTTGTTGTTAATAACTTCTGCATTATTTAAGTATTCGGTTCGGTTTATTTTTATAAAGTTAATTTCCTTACACCAATCACCCAATATTTTTTTAGTATCAACTATCACCAACGGATGTCTTTCTGCTATATAACTAATATCATCTTCGGTTAAGAAACCTTTGTGGTAGTCCGATATTAAAACCGCAGAATAGTTTGATAAATCTGGCAGTTCGTTGATATCATATTGAGATACTTTATCGTTTTCATCCACTCTTAAAAATAAATGATTGGTATCCATATCCAAATATCTACGCTTTATCATTTCTTCAGCGTTAGTTATGATATCTACATCCAACCCCATTGCAACAATGTTGTTAGCCGTATTATATGCCATTCCATCTGCATATACTTCTTCAATTGGAGTAAAGACTGGTCCTGCTCCCTCTGGTGATTTTCTTTTTGAATGTCCATAAACAAATACATCTATACAATTTTCCCCTATTATTAATACTTTACTCATATTTTAACATTAAAGTTTATAATACATCTAACATCCTTAGTTGGTCCAGAACTAGAGTGATACCTATTACCATTAAACATAACTACTCTACCCTTTTTAGGACTCACCTTTTTGAGTACATTGAGTTTCGTATCTTTTGTTATGTATTTACAATCAACAGTAGTTTTATCAAAAATAAATGTATCACCATCCGTATCGTTTACATAATACAGAACTACTAAATGTGGATAATGAACATCGATATGCACATTATCGTATTCTTTCCGCATCTCATCGTTTAACGGAAAATGCATAAAACTTCTCGCATTATGGATTTCAAGACATTGCTTATCTATTTGTTTACACGCTGCTTCAGGTATCATCTTTACAAGATTATACAACTGCCCATTTAGAAAATTAGGATTATCTTGCTTTATATAACAAGCAATTCCAGGTGTTAATTTTTTTATATTCAATCTTTTTATATCTTCCGGAGATACCGCAATATCCTTAAAGAAAATCCAAGCTAATCTACCCGATGTAAATAAATCTTCTATTTGATTTTGCAT